AAAAAAGGTGTCTATGATCGTACAGCGGGACATTTAATCGAAAAGTTAAATAAGTATAAAGATGATATCGGTTTTGTTATTGGTGATTATAATAAAGAAGCTGGAGCATGGATAAGATTTAACCCGTTAGATGGTAAGGGGGTTAAAAATGATAATGTAACGGAATATAGATACGCTCTTGTTGAAAGTGATAAAACTAGCATATCTCAACAGAACGCTATTATACGTGAGTTAGAGTTGCCAGTTGCTTGCTTAGTGCACAGTGGTGGTAAGTCAGTTCATGCTATTGTTAAAATCGAAGCTAAGGATTATCAAGAGTACCAAAAGCGTGTTGATTACTTATATAAAGTTTGTGCTAAAAATGGCTTAGCAGTCGATACTCAAAATAAGAACCCATCAAGATTAAGTAGAATGCCTGGGATTATGAGAAATGGCAAAAAACAATTCTTAATAGATACTAACATTGGTAAAGGTAGCTGGGATGAATGGTTTGAATTTATAGAAGATTTAAACGACGATTTACCAGATCCTGAGTCTTTAGAAGATTTTTGGGATAATATGCCAGAACTAGCACCTGAACTAATAAAAGGAGTACTTAGACAAGGGCACAAAATGCTTATTGCTGGACCATCTAAAGCTGGAAAGAGTTTTGCACTAATAGAAATGGCAATAGCAATTGCTGAAGGTCAGAAGTGGTTAAAATGGGAATGTGCACAAGGTAGAGTGTTATATGTAAATTTAGAGCTAGATAGAGCAAGCTGCTTACATAGATTTAAAGATGTTTACACTAAATTGGGAATACCTGTTAATAACTTAAATAACGTTGATATATGGAATCTAAGAGGTAAAACTGTTCCTATGGATAAGTTAGCACCTAAATTAATTAGAAGAGCGCACAAAAAGAACTATACAGCAGTTATTATTGACCCTATTTATAAGGTGCTTACTGGAGATGAAAACAGCGCTGACCAGATGGCTCATTTTACTAACCAGTTTGATAAGGTTGCTACAGAATTAGGATGTTCAGTTATTTACTGTCACCATCACTCAAAAGGTTCACAAGGTGGTAAAAAATCAATGGATAGAGCCAGTGGAAGTGGAGTATTTGCTCGTGACCCAGATGCCTTAATAGATTTAGTTGAACTAGAAATACCAGAACAACTGATGAAAACTCAAGTAAATAATACATTAGTTAAGTTCTACGAAGATAAAATCAGAACGTTAAATAATCAGTATTATAAAACTAAGATTGGAATGGATGATCATTACAGTTATGAGAAGATGAAACATCACGCTGAGAAGAGTCTTAGTGGGTATCTGTTAGATGTAAGAGAAGAAGCGAAGAGGCTTGAGGAGTCTGTAAAGCAAACGACAGCATGGCGTGTTGAGGGTACTCTTAGAGAGTTCGCTAAATTTGAACCTGTAAATATGTGGTTTGGTTATCCTATACATACTGTTGATGATGTTGGAGTATTAGCTGATATAGAAGTAGATTCTGATAAGAATAAGTATTCAAAAGCTAAAGAAGGACGACAAAAACAAGCTAAAGAACAACAGAAAGAAAGCATGTTAGAGTTTGAATTAGCTGTTGAGAATTGTAGTTTTGGAGAAGAACCGTCTAAACAAATGGTAGCTGATTATTTAGGTATTAATGTAAAAACTATAGAACGAAGATTAGAAAATAGTAAAATATATTGGTATGATAAGAATACAAAAACGATTAAAAAACGTGAGACAGGACTTTAAAAATATGTCGTGACTTTTTAAGAAGACAATTAAAAAATCAGTCTAGTATTTTTTAGAAAACACTATGTTTTTATAGTGTCGTCTTAGACACCGACAACCATATATCTAAGATATATGATGGTGGATGGAGGTGACAGGGACAGTACAGGTTGGACAGTACAGGAGGTTTAAAAACCACCTCCTGTCTGTACCAACACCGTCCTGTACTCCGCGCGAAAAATGAAAAAAGAAAAAATGGAAATGGTAAAAAATTAAATTGAAGTTAAGGAAGTGAAATTGAATTATGGAATTTGAATTTTTTGTGCCTTTGAAAAAAATACCGAAGGTCACACATCAAGATAAAATTATTTCAGTAAAAAATGGTAAACCGATTATTTTTGATTCTCACAACTTGAAAGAAGCTAAAGAAACTTTCAAAACAGGATTGATTAGTCGTATTCCTGATAAAATGTTAAACGCTCCTATTGGGGTTGAATTAATATGGTGCTTTCCGTTAGAGAAAGATAAGGTAGATGGTGATTATTACACTAAAAAACCTGATGCGGATAATTTGGCAAAAGCATTTATTGATCAAATGACTAAACTGAATTTTTGGAAGGACGATTCACATATTAGCAGCATTAAGAGTGAAAAACGTTATAACTCAATCAGTGGAGTTTTTGTTAGAGGATATGAATTGTGACTAACTTACAAAAAATAATGAACAACAAAAATATAACTGATCAAGAATTAAGTAAAAAATCTGGAGTACATTTTAACACTATTAGATTAATAAGGACTGGAGTATTTAAGAAATCAACATTTTCAACGTTGCGAAAACTAGCGAAAGTGTTGGGTTGTACTCCGAAAGAAATAGGAGGATAAGAGATGAAAGATGAAGATGTGTTAACTTTTATTCCTATATTACTCACTGGTTTTCTGTTGGGATGTGCACTGATGACAATTCTCTGTACATACAGACCGGACAAAACGGAAAAAGAAAACAAAGAATTGAAAATGGAAAATCATAAATTAGAACAAAAGCTATTGAAACTTTACGATGAACAAGCGGAGCTAACAAAAAAAATAGCTGAATTGAACGGAATAGGAGGGTAAGAGATGTTGAAAAAAATATGGAATAACATTGAAATAATACTAATCACACTATCAATATTGATAGCAATGTTCACTGTTGGATTAATGGTAGGTGTGTATGTGTCAAGCAATACTATAGAGGAGCTTTCTAATGATAATATAGTCAAAGAAAGAACTATCCAACAGCAAAAACAGAGAATTAGAGAATTGCAATTACTTAAACAATATAAGGAGATATATGGTGTTTAGATATGTATTAGAATGGTTTGGAGTAGTAATGTTGTTTGGTTTTATAATGATTCTTTGTAATAGTAATTTTACAAAAGAGGATTTATATGTAACAACATTTGTGTGGACAATCTGTAGGATTTGTCTCACATTCGAGAATAAGAGGTAAGGATATATATATATATATTATGTTTTGGGAAAAAGAGAAAGAAAAAAGAATAAGAATAAAAGCAACTGGAATTAAAAGAATAGTGAAAATTGAAGAAAATAAAGATGAGAAACTAGAAGATTTAATCAATGATTATATTATGAGTTTAGAGTTTTCAGAACATGTTTTAGATATTAAAGTTATAGAAAATAAAAGATTTGAAGAGACAGGAATTTATTATTCAAAAGAAGGGAACTGGAAAAAAGAAAAAATATATTATGCAGCATATATATGTGTAGGAGGGAAAATCTATGTTTAAAGATAAAGAATTCGAAATAATATTCACAATGAAAGATGATGAAACTATTTGTGTTAGGGCTAGTAAAAATACTCTTGATACTGTTCATAAATTGCATAAAGACTTAGACAAGATTAAAGGTAATGTAATACTAGATTTTAACGGAAAGAAAGTTGACTTGAGGAAAGTAGACTATTTTAGATGGTATCTGATTTATTGGGAGGAATAGTGATGAAATGGAATAAATTAACAACGAGAAAGATGACTGAAGACGAAGTGGAAATTTATGGAGATAAATATGATTTTATGTGGGATGGAACGTTACCTGAACTTGATGAAGAAGTACTAGTCACTTTCCTTTTGCCTTCAGGGAAGTTTGTTGATACATATATCGATACGTGGATAGAAATTGGAGATGGATTAGGTTTTGAAAACACTGATAATGAGGTTATATATTGGATGAAAATACCACAATATAACGGAGAATTAGAGAATTAGATAATTAGGAGGAATAGAAATGAACGAAAGTGTAGATTTTAATTTGAAAATAGTATTTAGAAGTGGCAGAGAATTAAAGTTAGTAGTTAGTGGTGTTGAGTTAGATTGGTTATTTGATACCTGCTTTGCTAGAAGTGAAAGTCACTTTCAAAATTTAGGAGATCGTGAAGTGATTAATGTGAATGAGATTGAATATTTTGTTTATGAGGAGGTAAAAGAAGATGAACTATAAAGAATTAGAACAAGAAGTAAAAAGATTAGAAGAACAAATTAAAGATTTAAAAATAAAACTGGCAGAAAAGTCTGAGAAAAAACCTTACGAAGTGAAAGTACCCGAGGATATAGATAACTATTATTATGTTGATGAATTAGGAGAAGTACATTCGATTGGAGAAAAAATAAATTATTATGATTTTGAAAAGGTATATCAACGTGGCTTAGCCTTTAAATCTAAAGAAGAAGCTGAACAATTCGATAAGGAACGTATATTAATAAATAGGACGAAGGATTGGGCGAAGAAATACAACGGAGGATGGAAGCCGAATTGGGAAGAATCTAGAGATAAGTTTTATATTGATTATCACTACGGGTCAAGATGTTTTCAAGTTAAAGATGCATGGCACGCTAATGCTTTTCACAAACTACCTTATTTCAAATCAGAAGAAATAGCGTTACAATTTATCAAAGAGTTCGTAAAAGAAATAAATGAGGTACTTCTCTAATGGATGATAAACAATTCTTATATCTTACGATAGAAGTTAGCGAGAATCAAACAGTGGAACAGGTGGTTAAAGAAGTAGTTAACGAGATAGAAAGTTATGATTGGAACGTTGTAGCTTATGACTTAAACCCACACGAATTATACGAAAACAGATATTTGATGACAGTATATATGGAGAAGGAGGAATAGTATGACTAACAGGATATATTTAGCATTAAAATATAAAGATGCACAAATTATAAAACATGCATTACGAGAATATATTAAGAGATCAGATGTGAAAAATGAAACAGATATTGAAGAAGAATCAATATTACTTAATAGCATTGAAGAAGAAGTTAACCTATTCAAGAGTAAGAATGGAATTAAGTAAGAGGTAAGAGAGGAGGTATGCTAATGGTGTTAAATAGACAAGATAGACAAACAAATCAGAAAAAGAAATTTTTATCAAAATTATGGTATATTAAGCGTTTAATAGCTTCTAACGAAGAGAAGATTAAAGATAGAAGATCCATGTTAAAACATAACATTAAACCTATTGATTATGCGAAAGAGCAAATCAAAGGTGGTAACAAATATAGCTGGGATAATTTAATTTATGAAATCGATAATTTAGAACGTGAAATTATTGATAATACTGTAGAGCTAGTTAAAACAGAAAGAGAAATATTTGATTGTATTAAAAACGTTGAAGATTTGCAATATAGGTTATTATTACAATATCGATATTTCGATTGCAAAGATTGGTTAGAAATTGATCATTTATTAAAAATTGAAGCTAATACGAGAAACAGAAAACATTCCGAAGCGCTAAAAGCTGTTAAAATTGACAAGTTTTTTCAAAAAGTAAAAAAAGATAAAACAAAGTAAAAGGAGATAAACAAAAGTAAGTAGGTAAGTGCTATAATAGTAATATAAGATTTTAGGTAGAGGACTCCCGAAGATAGTTAATTTTAATTTTTTTTTATAAGCAGATGTGTACCGTAAACTTTTTATTTTTTTCATAGTATTAAATCTCTACCTAAAATCACCTATCATTTAAACTTTCGAGACAGTTTAACGACTGTCTTTTTTATTTGTCAAGAAAGGTGGTGGAAAATTGGCAAAACTAACATTAAAACAAAAGAAATTCGCTGATGAGTACATCATTAGTGGAAATGCGATGCAATCGGCAATTAAAGTAGGATATAGTGTAAACTATGCAAAATCTCAAAGTCACAAATTGTTGGAAAATGTAGGAATAAAATCTTACATCGATGAGCGGATGAAAGAGATTGAATCTAAGAAGACAGCAACGCATCAAGAGGTGATTGAATATTTAACCTCAGTGATGAGAGGGGAACAACGAGAACAAACGTTAATAGGACGGGGTCAAGGCTTCCAAGAAGCAACCTATATTGATGTTAGTGCAAAAGACAGAATTAAAGCTGCAGATATCCTAAATAAAATTCACCAAGCAAGAGAAGAAAAGAGTGCTACGGCTTCTGAAAGCATCATAATTGTTGACAGGTGGGAAGATGGCTAGGTTTGATGTTCAAAAGAATGTGAATCCACATTTTAAAAATGTGTGGCTTTCTAAAGTACCTTACAACGTTTTAAAAGGCGGTAGGAACAGCTTTAAATCTTCTGTAATAGCTTTAAAATTAGTTAAAGATATGTCGAAAATGATTGCTAAAGGTGAAAAAGCTAATGTAGTTGTAATTAGAAAAGTAGCAAATACTATTCGAGATAGTGTCTTTAATAAAATTAATTGGGCCATAAACATGTATGGCTTAACAGATTCATTCAAAAGCACGGTATCTCCTTTTAAAATTACACATAAAGGAACTGGATCAAGTTTTTATTTCTATGGAGCGGATGACTTTCAAAAGTTAAAATCAAATGATATTAATAATATTATTGCTGTATGGTATGAAGAGGCAGCAGAATTTGATAGTCAAGAAGAATTTGATCAAACAAACATTACTTTTATGAGGCAGAAACACCGATTAATACCTTTTGTGCAATTCTTCTGGAGTTATAATCCACCTAGAAATCCTTATGCATGGATTAATGAGTGGAGCGAAGATATGAAAACAGTTGAAAATTATCTGGTGCATGAATCAAGTTATTTGAATGATGAATTAGGATTTGTAACTGATCAAATGTTAGCAGATATTAACAGGATAAAAGAAAATGACTATGATTATTATCTTTATATTTATTTAGGTAAACCAGTGGGAATAGGAAATAATGTTTATAACATGGCTTGCTTTCATCCATTACAAGAATTACCTAGCAATGATAAAATCATGGGAATATCGTATGCACTAGATACAGGACATCAACAGAGTGCGACTGCTTGCGGTGCTTATGGAATTACAGCTAAAGGAAATGTTATTCTATTAGACACGTTTTATTATTCTCCAGCAGGAAGAGCTGTTAAAGCTGCACCTAGTGATTTAACTGTAATGATTAATGATTTTATTTCTAGAGTGCAAGATCTATACAATGTAGCAACTATTAGATTAACAATAGATAGTGCTGAGGGAGCTTTAAGGAATCAGTACTTTAAAGATTTTGGGATTAGATGGAATCCAGTAGCAAAAAAAAAGAATCAAACCATGATTGATATGGTAACCAGTTTACTTGCTCAAGGTAGGTTTTTTTATTTAGAAAATGAAAATAACAAGATATTCATTGAGGAGCATAAAATGTACAGATATGATGAAAAGACTATTAAGACACCCGAACCAAAAGTAATTAAAGAGGACGACCACACCGTCGATGAATTTAAGTATTTTGTTTTAGACAATGCAAAATTATTAGGATTAAAAGTGTAGGAGTATAACAATGAAAATTATACAAATTATTAAAGATTTTTTTAAAAGGAGCAAATACACAATGCAAGGAAGTTTAGCAAGTATATTAGACCATCCCAAAATTGTTGTGTCTTCCGAAGAATACAACAGGATTCAAAATAATTTAAAATACTTTCAAAGTAAATTTAATGATGTTACCTATCTGAATACAGATGGGGAGCAACGAACAAGAAAGTTTAATCATTTACCACTTGCAAGAACAGCTTGTAAGAAGATAGCAGGCTTAGTTTATAACGAACAAGCTGAAATAACGGTTGATAATGAAACAATTAATGAGTTTGTTAATGATATTTTACTAAATGATAGATTTAATAAAAACTTTGAAAGATACCTTGAAAGTTGTTTAGCTTTGGGAGGTATGGCAATGCGTCCATATTTTGATGGTAAAACAATTAAGGTAGCATTTATTCAAGCACCTGTATTTTTGCCGTTACAAAGTAATATGCAAGATGTAAGTAGTGCAGCAATCATAACTAAAACTGTAAAAAGTCAAGGTAAGACAAATATTTATTACACATTAGTTGAGTTTCACGAGTGGAACGATGAAGATTTAACAATTACAAACGAACTTTATAAATCAACTAATTCAAGCACAATTGGTAGTCAAGTATTATTAAGTGAACTATACGAAGATTTAGAAGAAAGTATAGTTATTAAAGGACTAAGTAGACCGTTATTCACTTATTTAAAAACTCCTGGAATGAACAACAAAGATATTAATAGTCCGTTGGGGTTATCGATATTTGACAATGCGAAAACAACAATTGATTTCATTAATAGAACTTATGATGAGTTTATGTGGGAAATCAAGATGGGACAGCGTAGAGTTGCCGTTCCAGAAGGATTAACAACTATGACTGTTATGACAGGAACTGAATTTACAACAAAACGAAGATTTGAAACAGACCAAAATGTATTCGTTCAAATAGGTGGAGGAATTGATGATAATAAAATCGTTGATTTAACTACACCGATTAGAGCTGATGATTACATTAAAGCCATTAATAAGGGATTAGCAATGTTTGAAATGCAAGTTGGAGTTAGTGGTGGAATGTTTAGTTTTGACGGAAAAACTATGAAGACAGCAACAGAAGTTGTTAGCGAAAATTCAGATACATTCCAATTAAGAAACAGCATTGTATCGTTAGTGGAACATTCAATCAAAGAACTTGTAGTATCTATTTGTGAATTAGGTAAGGCACATGGAATATATCATGGTGAAATACCTAAGCTAGAGGATATTTCAGTTAACCTTGATGATGGAGTGTTCACAGATAGAAATGCAGAGCTTGATTATTGGGTTAAAGCCTTAGCAAGTGGAATTGTTAGTAAGCAGTATGCTATTTCTAAAGTATTGGGCGTGACTGATGAAGAAGCTAGTAAGATGTTAAATGAAATCAACGAAGAAGTACAACCTAACCTTGATGAAACGGATGAAGTAATCTATGGAGCTAAAGAATAACGACGGTAACTACTGGATAAAATCTAAAGAAGTTGAAAATTTATATCACGAACTAACAATGGATATGATGGTTAATATAATTAGACGATTAAAACAACGTGGAACGGCTGATTTAATAGATAACCCTTATATATGGCAGTTGGAGAAGTTAAACGATATGCATTTAATCACAGAAGAAAACGTAAAACTTATAGCTAAATATAGTGGAGTTGCTGAAGATGTGTTCAGAGATGTAATTGCTAATGAGGGTTACAAGATATATCAAGACAGCCACCAACAATTGGCGCAGGCTTTAAAAACTAACGCACAACCTAATTATTTAGTTCAAGATAGTTTAGATTCACTAGCTAAGCAAACAATGTTTGAGGTTAATAATTTAATTAATACTACATTACCAAGATCGCTACAAAATAATTATAAACATACGTTAGAAAAGGCAGTAGCAAGTGCAGTGAGTGGAACGAAAACACACGAAAAAGCACTATCCGAAGCCGTTATGAGTATGTACCAACGGGGGTTTACAGCATTTAAAGATAGTGGAGGTAGGACGTGGACTGTTGAGCGATATGCACAAACAGTAATTAGAACTACTACTTTCAGAGTGTATAGAGAAATGCGGGAAAGACCAGCGGACGATTTAGGAATAGACACCTTTTATTATAGTGCTAAGTCAAGTGCTAGAGAATTGTGTGCACCGTTACAACATCAAATAGTAACTAAAGGAGTAGCACGAACAATTAATGGTGAAAGGGTGTTAAGTTTGCCAGACTATGGATATGGAAGCCCTGGAGGTTGTTTAGGAATAAACTGCGGTCACTATCTGACACCTTTTGTAGTTGGTGTTAATTACAAGCCAGAATTACCAGAATATTTGGAGAATCTAACCGAGGAACAAGCAAAACAAAACGCTTTAGATAAAGCAAGGTTAAAAGCTTTTGACCGTGAAATAAAAATAAATAAAGATAAGCAAAGATTAGCTAAAGAATTACAAGATAACGAACTACAAGCTAAATTAAAGTTAAGAGAAAAGACTTTAAAGGCTGGTAGAAAGAATCTTATAGAAAAGAATCCAGTTGTTATCAGAAAATACTAATTTTTCGTCCTAAGTATGACGTTAAAAGGCTTATTTTTTTATGCCTTGCACGGTGTAACAGTGCTAAATAAATAAAGTCTAATGGACGTAAAACGAAAGGAGCTTAAATTATGAGCTTAAAACGAGATATGTTAATCGAAGCAGGAGTAACTGATAAGGATGCAATCGATAAAATTATGCAAGCGTACGGTGCAGGATTAGAGAATGCAAAGCAACAAGTGAAGTTAGAACTAACTGCAGAGAATGACACATTAAAAGCACAACTTGAATCACAAAAAACTAAACTGGAAGAGTTGACTAAAAGTAATGATGTTAATTCAGAAGCTAAACAGGCTTTAGAGAAATTACAGGAAGAATACAACCAATTCAAAGTTGATAGTGATAATAAGTTGGCACAAATTAACAAAACAAATGCTATTGCTTTGGCACTTAAAGATGTTAAGGCACACGATAGCGACGTTCTAATGAAACTTATCGATGTAGATAAGATTGAGTTAGGAGAAGATGGGAAACCTAAACTTGATGAGGTGGTTAATTCACTAAAAGAAAGCAAACCTTTCTTATTCGAACAGGAACAACAACAAACTACACCTCAAATTACAGTTGGTGGCAACCCTAACGGAAACGGAACAGCAGGCGTTGACCCGTTCCAAGCAGTAATAGATCAATATACGAAATAAAGAAAGGAATTTTAAAATATGACAACAAATAATAATAATTTACCAGTAAGAGTATATACACCGCAATATACTAAAGTGTTATCTACAATTTTCGGTGTACAAAAAGCATTTGCAGGAGCCTTAGCTCCGATTCAAACTTTAGACGGAGTGCAACACAATACTAAGGCTTTCATGGTTAAAACTAACAATACACCAGTAGTTGTAGGAACTTACAATGCTGATTCAACAAAAGTATTCGGAGCGGGAACAGGATTAGGAAGCCGTTTTGGTGAATTAAAAGAAGTGGTTTACCAAGACGCAGAAGTAAACTATGATTACTCACTAGCAATCCATGAGGGAATCGACCGCTACACAGTTAACAACGATTTAAACGCAGCAGTAGCAGACCGTTTAAGATTACATTCTGAAGCACAAACTAGAGAAATGAACAAGAGAATTGGAAAATTCTTATCAGCAAACGCAGGAGAAACAAAAGAGCTTGCTAAACTTGATGAAACTAATATTCAGAAGTTATTCAACCAAGTTAATGTTTACGTAGTTAATACTGAAATCAACGCACCAATCAAATGTTATATCAGAGCGCAAGTTTATAATGCTATTATTGATATGGCTTCAACTAACAAATCAAAAGGTTCAAATATAAATTTAGATTCTAACGGTTTATTAAAATATAAAAACATTGAATTAATCGTAGTTCCTGAACAATACTTTGAAAATAATGTTGTTGCAATCTTCTCTCCAGATGGAATTGTTATTCCATTCATCGGAATTGAAACTGCCAGAACAGTAGAAGCTGAAGATTTTGACGGAGTAAAACTTCAAGCTGCTGCTAAAGGTGGTACATTCGTTCTTGATGATAACAAGAAAGCAATCATTAAAGTTACAAGTTCTACACCGTTAGCATAATAGGAGGGAATAATAATGGTTAAATATTTAGTAAATAGAGATTTCACAGATAAAGACACTTATGAGCAAGTATCTAAAGGTACAGAACTGGATATCACAGAAAAACGTGCAGAAGAAATTATCCGTTCGTTAGGTAAGGAAGCCTTAACTAACCTAGAAGAAGTAAAAGAGGAAGTTAAGGAAGAAGCACCAGCAGTAGAAGAGAAAAAAGAAACTAAAGAGGTTGAATAATTCAGCCTCTTTTTAGGAGGTTAAAACATGAGTTATTTAACTTTAGAAGAATATAAAAAACTAGGTTTTGCAGAGATTGAAGAATTTTCAGAATTAAAACTAAAGGCAGAAATGGCTGTAGATTTATATACAAATTACTTTTATCAAAATAATAATTTAGAAGATGATTTTCCACCACGTAAGAAAGCTGTGAAGCTTGCTATTGCTAATCAAATACGTTACTTAAATGAAACTGGAATACTTACCGCTGAAGATAAATATTCTTTAGGAAGTTTGAGTATTGGAAGAACTACTGTTAATTATGGCAGTATTGGAAGTACACCAGCTAAGATTGAAGCTAGTAAGTATAATTTAGCGTTAGACACTATGAACTTACTTAAAAGCGTTGGATTCGGTTATAGAGGTGTTTGTTATGATAGATAAGCGCCTTTTAACTGATACTGTAGAGGTAAGTTTGGCAGGTGAAAAAGACAAATGGGGGAAGATTACTTATAAAGAACCGTTTGAGGTTAAGAATGTGAGATTCGACAGAAGTTCTCTTGATAAGTCTACAAGTACTCAAAACTTAACAAATATCACAAGGAACAAATCGGGAACCTTATTTATTTATCCTAAATTTAATAATGTTGTTGTTAATGATAGTTGGTTACAAGCTAAAATCACAGACCAACACGGTGAATACAAGGTAATTAGTTTTGAAACTAATTATTTAGGAAATAAAGTATTCTCTTATGAGTTAACGGTGATTTAGATGTCACTAAAAGTATCTTACGATTTATCACCTATGGAGAAGAAATTCGGACCAGGGAACATTAAAAATGCCAGGATAATGGTAGCTAATCAAGTTGTTATTGACAGTGAAAACTATGTGCCAAGTGATGGTAAAGGAATTTTAAGAGGAACTGGACACGAAGACAACGGTAGCGCCGTTTGGGGAACAGTATATGCTAGAGCACAATTCTATGGTACAAATGGAATCGTTAGATTCAGAAAATATACAACCCCTGGTACTGGTAGCAAATGGACTGAAAAAGCTTCTAATAGCAAGATGAAAAATTGGGAAGAAGTAGCTAAGAAAGGATTAGGAATAAGATGATTAATAACATTGATTTTCAAGATGTACTTTGTGATTATATTAATTCTTTAAATTTGCCACTTGTAGCTAGATTAGATTATTTCATTGAATCAGACGATTTAGTGGTTAATTTAATAGCAGGTGGTAAGGTAGAGCGGTTATTTATGGATGGAACACAAGAAATAAGTTTACCTTTTGAAATTGCCATAAAATGCATGGACAACCAAAAAGCTAACTCGATCTTGTGGACTATCCACACCGCACTATCTGAATTTAATTTGCAATTACCTAGTGCAAACAACACTTATCGCTTCTTAGGACTAGAGGTTGGAAAGCCAGCAGTTAATGGACGTGATGAGCAAGATTATTTTATTTATACGTTACGTATAGTAGCAAAAATTGAAATTGAAGGAGATATATTAAATGGCTAGACAAAAAAATGCATTGAGAAAGCACTTTGTAGCACCTTTTGATAAGGCGAACGCTACAACAGCACCAACAAAAGAACAGTACAAACTGTTAGCAAAATATATTAAAACAGTAAACGATGAAACAGATGAAGATACTGACGACGTAGCATGGTATGACGGAGACGGTACACCAGAGGAAACGGTAAAATCAGTTAAGGCTGGATTCTCATTTGAAGGAAACTTCGATGTAGAAGACGCAGCGCAAAAACTAATCGCTGACCTTAAGTATAAAGTAGGCGATGAGCGAAAAGTATGGTTCAAAGTTGTATCTTCAGATGGTAAGACAGCATGGGAAGCAGTAGCAATCGTATCTAAGATAAAAGCTGGAGACGGTGACGCAAGTGACTTTGAGAACTTTGAATGTACGATTAAGTGGACAACATTGCCAAAACAAACAGCAGTAGCATAATTTAGGAGGATTTAAGCATGGTAGTAATTAAGAAATTTGAAAATGTAATTCCAGTTGATTTTGGAGAATTTGAACTTAGATTTGTGGTAAGTGATGAAAATGTAGAGAAGTTAGTAGAATTAAAAGATTATGCTAAAAAGTTACAAGAAAAGTTATCAAATCTGAGTGGAACTCCTTCCGATTTAAAAATTGTTAAAGATTTAGCGAAAGATTTGTGGGTGAAATTATTTGATGAAGATACTTTTAACCGTGTTTATGATGCATGCGGTAGATCATGTATTCCTACATTTTTAGCAGCAGTTCAAACGATTAAAGGTATTGCTGATGAGATGGAAAATTCATTCACAGCTGATAAATTTATCAAGTATCTAGATATTAATCATGCTTAATTTAGCTTATAAATTAGAAGATGAATTAATCGTTGGTAGTGAAGTTTATAAGCTTAATCTTAGCTTTGATAATGTAATTAGGTTGTTTGATATGCTTAATTCTAGTGATCTTGAAGATTATCAGAAACCACACTTTGCCTTATTAATGTTAACAGGTGAATCATTTGAGAAATACTCAACTGAGGACGTAGTTTTATTTTTAGACGAAGTAATAAAAGAGCATATCAAGAATGAGGAATTTAATTCAGTAGAATATGATTTAGCTGGAAACCCTATGCCAGTTAAGGAAATAGAAGAAGAACAGGAGCAATTATATAGTTTGAAATACGACTCAGACTATATTTTTGCTTCTTTTTTACAAGCGTATAATATTGATTTAATAGAAATGCAAGGTAAATTGCATTGGAGAAAGTTTAACGCCTTATTAAATGGACTTCCAGAAAACACTAAATTTATGGAAGTTGTGAAGATTAGGTCTTACAAACCATCAAAACATGATAGTTCTGAATATAAAGAACACATGAAAAAACTACAACGTCAATATGAACTTCCTATCAATGATTAGTTTAAAAGAAAGGAGGTTAATATATGGCAGAGGGAAAAGTTAAAATAGATGTTGACTTGAACGAGAAAGGCGCCACCTCTGGAATTGGACGATTAAAAAGCGCCTTAAACGGTCTTGAAAGTGCTGGAACAAAGGCAGGTTCAGTCTTTAAAAGTGTGTTAGGTGCAAACCTAGTAAGTGCTGGGATAACAGCAGGTATTAGTGGTATTTCTAATGGTATTAGAGGTATGGTGACTGAATTAAACAGTTCAACTAAGGCGTGGAAAACTTTTGAAGGCAATATGTCAATGATTGGTAAGTCTAAGGAAGAAATCGCACAAGCTAAGGGCGTAATGCAAGATTACGCCACCAAGACTATTTACAATGCGTCAGAAATGGCTCAAACCTATTCGCAGTTAGCAGCAGTAGGGATAAAAGAAACTGACAAACTTGTAACTGGATTTGGTGGATTAGCAGCAGCGGCAGAAAATCCTAAGCAAGCCATGAAGACACTATCTCAACAAGCCACCCAGATGGCGGCGAAGCCAAAAGTAGCGTGGCAAGATTTTAAACTTATGCTTGAACAAACCCCAGCAGGTATGGCGGCAATTGCCAAGGAAATGGGAATGTCACTTGAAGAGCTTGTTAAAGGTGTTCAAGATGGAACGGTTAAAACAGAAGATTTCTTCAACGCCATTAAGAAAGTTGGTAATAATGCTGATTTTAGTAAAATGGCAACTGAGTTTAAAACGATAGACCAAGCCATCGATGGAGCAAAAGAAAGTTTAGCAGTTAAACTTCAACCAGCTTTTGAAAAGTTTAATAAATTCGGAATTAGAGCGATAACTGGAGTTGTTGAAGCTTTAGAAAAAATTGATTTCGGAAACTTTGCTGAAAAGTTAGGTAGTTTTCTGGATGGAATCAATATCGAAGGGATTGTTAACGGGATAACAACTTCGATAAAAAATGTTGTCACGGTAGCTAAAGAACTTTGGAAAGGATTGAATGATAGCGGAGCAGTAAGTGCCGTTATTAGTGCATTTAACAACGTTCAAAAGGCAGTAACTAAGCTTGTTACAGCTTTGTCAAATAGTGGGGCAATTAGCACCTTTGCACATGCTTTAGGTTTAGTTGTTAATGTGGTAGCTAAAGTGATTAGTGGTTTTGCTAAATTAATAGCTTCACTTCCTCCTAGTGTGATTAGTGCTATTGCTTATTCATTGTTAGGTATCGTTGGTTCTCTTAAAGCCATCAAGTTGGCAACTAAAGGAATTGATTTAATTAAGGGGTTAAACCCGTTTAAATTATTCAAGAAAAACGCTACTGAATCCTTAGATGAAGTAACAAAGAAAGCTAGAAGTTCTAAAAGTACTTTATCACAAATATTTGGTGGTTTTGGCAAATTGTTAGAATCAGCAGGTAAAGGGATAGCAACAAGTGCCAAGGGAATTGGTACTGGTATTAAAACAGCATTGAGCGGTGTTCCGTCCGTTCTTACTGCTTTAGGTACTGGAATTTCAACTGCTGCACAAGGTATAGGAACTGGACTTGCTATTGCTTTTAAAGGTTTAGGAAGTGCCATTGCAATGGTTCCACCTCCAACGTGGCTTGCATTGGGTGGAGCTATTCTTATGGTGTGTGCTGGACTTGCACTTTTAGGGACTCAAGGAGATGGAGTTGCTAAGGTCTTTCAAGCCTTAGGAAGTGCCGTGTCACAAGTTATTCTTGCATTAGGAACTGGCTTATCAGCCGTTTTAGTTTCGTTAGGTAGTGTTATTCAATCAGTTGGACTTGCTATTAAGTCAGTATTCGAGGGAATTGGATCTGTAATTCAATCTGTAGGTACTGCCATTAAGTCGGTACTCGAGGGATTAGGTTCAGCCTTTACTGGTTTTGGTAACGGAGTAAGACTGGCTCTTGAGGGAGTTGGTACTGTAATTACTTCGGTTGGTACTGCTATTCAATCAGCCTTGCAAGGAGTGGCGAGCATTATTGATTCAGTTGGTAATGCTATTAAGTCAGCTCTTGAGGGTGTAGGTTCCGTGATTGAATCAGTAGGTAATTCAATAAAATCAGTATTAGAGGGTGTTGGAACAGCTTTTGAAAAATTCGGTAACGCAGTTAAAACTGTGTGTGATGGAATTAAAGAAGTTATTGATTCAATCGGTAATTCAATAAGAACAGTACTTGATGGAGTGGCAAATGTTATTCAAAGTATAGGAGAATCAGCAGAAAAAGCAGGTAACGGGTTTAGGTTATTTGCGGAGGGGGTTAAAACTCTTGTTGATTTAAGTTTAGGTGATTTAGTTGCTACATTAACAGCAACGGCAACTGGAGTAGGTGCAATAACGGCTCACGCTGGAGAAATGACAACGGCTGGGGCAGGAATGCAAACTATGGCAAGTGGATTATCAATGTTAGGTCAAGCAGCAACTTCTGTTCAAGGGGCATTTACTGCCTTACCTACATTAATCACAAGCTTAACTACTTCATTAAATGCCTTACCGCCTATCTTGATTACAACTTCAACAGCCGTTCAATTATTCAGTACTAACATAACAACTTCACTAGCTGGACTTATGACTGCCAGCGGTTCAATCAGTGCTTTCAATAGTCAAATAACAAGCATTGGAACAGCAGTAAGTTCTGTTACTGTATCGATTAGTGCATTTGGTGTTGTGCTTTCAAGCTTAGCAGTAAGTTTTGGTACAACTTCAGCTTCAATTGGAGCATTAACTGGTGTAGTTAGTGGCTTAACTAGTGCATTATCACAAGTAGGAAGTACAGCCACTAGCGTAGCAGGTCAGATTAATCAGATAGGTACTTCGATTTCATCAGTTGGAGCGACAGTATCTGGTATGGTTGCAAGCATTAGTGGAGCAATGAACGGGTTAGCTGGTGCCATTTCTTCAGCTATGAATAGTGCCTTAGGATCTATTCAAAGCACATGCCAACAATTTGTGTCTACTCTTCAACAAACAACCTCACAAATGGCACAAGAAGGACGTAGAGCAGGTGAAGAAGCAGGAAGAAATATTGCTGATGGGTTAAGAAGTAACGAGGGTAACGTTCGTTCAGCGATGGAAAGTATCAAGAATACTGTTCAAAGCGTAGGTCAAAGCATTGTACCAGTTGCTTATAACGTTGGAGCACAGGTAAGTAATGGAGTTGCTCAAGGTATGTATTCGGCTTTAGGTGCGGTTACTGCTGCAGCTAATGCAATTATTAACGAGGTTGATAGAGCGTTGAGAGCTAAGGCACAAATCCACTCACCATCGAGGCTTACTGATAAAAAAACAGGTCGCCACTTAACAGGAGGGGTTGCTCAAGGTATGGTTAAAAACATGCCAGTATTAGATAAAGCGTTCAGCGTTTATCAACGTGCAATCGACAAATTCAAACCTAACTTTGTACCTGAGAACATGTTAAGTTTTAAAGGTGTACCATCATTTGCAACAGCAGGTGGAAGTAGTAACAACGTTACTAACAACAAAACAAGCAACTTTGGAGCGTTGCTACACATAGAGAATTTAAGCACAAATTCTGAAGAAGATGTTCGTAAACTATACGAACAAATAAAATTCTTAATTAAGGAGGAGAAAGATAGACTGTGATAACTAAATATATTATTTACAATCAACTAAATACAAAAGAATTAGGATTAAGATTAGTAGATGAAATAGAACTGGAATCTTCTTCTCAAACTGTAGATTTAGTTGAAATAGACGGTGTTAATGGTGCAAAAATCAAAGATAATAAACGGTTGAAAGTGGTTGAGCGCACTTTCCCGTTTAAAATATACGATGAAAAAGCTGATATCCAAAACATAATTAATAAATTAAACGACTATCTAATCAACATAAAGCCAAAATGGTATGATTTTGGCTTAAGTTGGGATAGTGAGTATCTTTATAAAGCGTACTTCTATGAAACGTTTAAAATTGAGGGAACATTAACAAGTAAGAAGAAATGTATCTTAAATTTTAAACTACACCCTATTAAATACTTGAAAACAGGACTTAATAAGATAACAGTAACTAATGGACAAATACTAAGAAATCCAGAACGTAGAAAAGCAAATCCACTTATTAAATTAAGAGGAACAGGAGATATTAATTTGAATATTAATTCTCAAATCTTTAGGTTGAAAGGAGTTAGTGGGCACATTGTTATCGACTGTGAAACACAGTCCGCTCATTGGGATAACAAGGAACCGCAGTATGATAAAGTGTTCACTTATCCATTTCC